TCATCGTGTCGAACATTTTGGTATTGATGTCCTGAATGTGGATCTTCGTGATGAAGAAGCGATGGACAATCTCATCGAAGGTGTCAAACCCACAGATATTATTCACCTTGCAGCACATGCAGGTGTACGTGACTCGTTTGGTAAAGAGAAACAATATCACTCAAACAATATCGATGGTACTCAGAATCTTATTGACGCATGTAAGAGACATGCACCAGACGCACGTATTGTATATGCGTCAACCTCTTGTGTCTTTGCGGGTTCTGAACTACCTTGGACAGAAGGTAAAGAGACCGGTAAACAGTTGAATCCTTATGGATGGACTAAATGGGCCAATGAGTGTCAGATGCAGGGGTCTGGTCTACATACTATTGGTCTGAGATTCTTTACTGTATATGGCCCTTGGGGTCGTCCGGATATGGCACTGTTTGACTTCACCAAAAATATACTTGCCGAGAAACCAATAACAGTGTATAATTATGGTGATATGAAACGTGATTTTACATACGTAGAAGATATCCTAGATGGTATAGAATGTGTGTTGAATAATGATGTGGACGCAGGTGAGATATTTAATATTGGTCGTGGTGCACCGGTACAACTTATGGACTTTATTTCAGAGATCGAAAAGAGTACGGGCAAGTCCGCAATCAAGTTGATGGCACCACAACATCCCGCAGACACATTAGAGACTTTTTCTAACACCGGTAAGTTAGAAACACTTGGTTATCATCCTACTACTAATATAGAAGATGGTATCCGTAATTTTTATAAATGGTATATGGAGTACAATAGTGGCAGATGATTTTGATGAATATGTTCCCGAGAAACCCGAAGGTGAATCTCAACCCGAAGGTGTGAGTAAGAAGAATCCTTTACGTATGGGTATCGTGGGACATGGGTTTGTAGGTAAGGCTGTAGAATATGCGTTCTATCATCCTATGGTAGAACACTTTATTGTTGATCCGAATAACCAAACTACTATCGATGATCTTGTGAAGTATAAACCACAGATTGCGTTTATCGCTGCACCTACTCCACAGAACTCAGAGACGGGTTTTGTGGACGCGTCTATTGTAGAAGATGCGGTACTCAAGTTGATGTACCATACTAACGCACTTGTTGTTGTCAAATCAACAATCACTCCCGACATTGTGGATAGAATATACAATTCAATCGAACCTCAAGACTTTGATCGATTCGTGTACAATCCCGAATTCCTGACAGAAAAGTCTGCATGTGAAGATTTCGTCAATGCGGAACATCATGTGTTTGGTGGTACGGATCCTGCGTGTAATGAACTACAACAGATCTATGATATCTTTAGTGGGTGTAAGTCCGACAAATACTATCGTATGTCTGGGTGCGAGGCATCCTTTGTTAAGTATGCGACCAATTCCTATCTTGCAACTAAGTTGACATTCTTCAACCAGTTGAAAGAGTTGGTGGATTCATTTGATTGTAGTTATAATATGATTACTCGTGCAATGGGTGCGGATGATCGTATCGGCATCAAACATACCCGTGTGCCTGGCCCTGATAAGAAACGTGGGTTTGGTGGTGCATGTCTACCCAAAGACACTATGGCACTTCTGAAGTTTTCCGAATCTCAGGGAGAAAAGTTCGATCTGTTAGAAAATGTCTTGACAATCAACAACAAATATCGTATAATATACGAGTTAGATGAACGTGAAAAAGTAAATAATATATCATTTGGAGATGAGAAAGACGTATGAGTATAATGAATAAATTGAAGAAGAACTCCAAGGTCAAGAGTGCCGAGGTTATGTCAAAGAGTAAGTTCTTCACAGAAAAGGATATGGTTTCTACAGATGTACCTATGGTCAATGTCGCATTGTCCGGTTCTATTGACGGTGGTGTTACGCCTGGACTGACCGTCCTCGCAGGGCCATCTAAACACTTTAAAACATCATTTGCACTACTTATGGCTGGTGCATACTTACGGGAGAGAAAAGATGCAGTTATTTTATTCTACGATAGTGAGTTCGGTTCACCCCAATCTTATTTCGAACAGTTTGGAATTGACACTAGTCGTGTTCTTCACACTCCTATCACGAATGTAGAAGAACTAAAGTTTGACCTTATCTCTCAACTAGAAGAGATTGATCGTGATGATGACGTTATCATTGTAATCGATTCTATTGGTAACCTTGCGTCTAAGAAAGAACTCGATGATGCATTGGCAGAGAAGGGTGTTGCGGACATGTCACGTGCGAAGGCATTGAAGGGTCTGTTCCGTATGTCAACACCATACCTTGCAATGAAAAACATTCCTATGTTGGCTATCAATCACACCTACAAAGAGATTGGATTGTTTCCGAAGGATGTTGTTGGTGGTGGTACTGGTATCTATTATAGTGCTGATACTATCTGGATCATCGGTCGTAGACAGACTAAGACGGGTACCGAAGTTACTGGTTATGATTTCGTAGTCAACATCGAGAAGTCTCGTTACCTTAAAGAGAAGTCTAAGATTCCTATCTCAGTATCTTGGGATGGTGGTGTCGAGAAGAACTCTGGACTACTTGATGTTGCTCTTGCCGGTGGATATGTTTTCAAACCAAGTAATGGTTGGTATCAACGTGTAGACAAAAGTACTGGTGAGTTGGTAGATCCGAAGGTTCGACAGAAAGATACTCTGACCGATGAGTTCTGGGCACCTATTTGGGAATTTACAGACTTTGCAGAATTTATTAGAAAACAATATCAAATTGGATTGCCAATGCAAGTAGATCCTGATATAATAGTACAAATAGATGGCGAAGATATAAATGATTAATCTCGACAAGGTGAGTGAGGGGGTTGACTATGAGTTGATCCCTGTCGAATATGTAGATAATGAGGCCGCGTGGGATGTTCGCATCCTGCGTGGTGAGTTTACCGAAACCGTGTTACGTTTTGGCACGATCAAGTATGATGGAGAACGCGATTGTCTTACCTTTGACTTTCGTGTAGTAGAATCTCCGGATGATGAGTTGGATTCTTCTAGTGAAGACCTCCAAGAATTCTCTGGTTCTATTCTAGAAGATATACTTGAACGTGGTATAAATGAAGGTTGGGTATACGGTACTGAGAAAAAGAATGGAGAAGATGTTGGAAATCAATCTGGAACAAACGATTCTGAGGAATCTATTAACGAATGATGCATATGCGAGAAAGGTTGCAGCGTTCCTAACACCTGACTATTTTGAAGGGGTCTACAAAGGACTCTTCAATGAATTCACCAAGTTTATTGCAAAGTATAATAAACTCCCCACAATGGAAGCATTTAAGATTGAGGTCGATGAAGGTGATCGTCTCAATGATGAACAATATCGTCATGCAATCGAGATACTTCCAAACATCTTTACTGCTGAGGCAGAGAACCTTGACTGGTTGATTGATCGTACCGAGAAGTGGTGTCAAGACCGTGCGGTCTACAATTCTATCATGGAGTCTATCTCTATCATTGATGGTAAACACCAGACACTATCTAAGAATGCGATTCCGGATATTCTATCTAAGGCACTGGGTGTTACATTTGATACTAACATTGGTCACGATTATCTTGAGAATGTCGAAGGTCGATATGACTTCTACCACGAACAAGAAGAACGTATTCCGTTTGACCTAGATCTATTCAACCAGATCACCAAGGGTGGTATTCCTAACAAGACCCTGAACATTGCACTTGCAGGTACTGGTGTAGGTAAGTCTCTGTTTATGTGTCACTGTGCGGGTGCCGCACTCTCTATGGGTAGGAATGTATTGTATATCACTATGGAGATGGCCGAAGAACGTATCGCAGAACGTATCGATGCAAACTTGTTGAACATACCTATCGATCAATTAGAGAATCTATCCAAGCAGATGTTCACCGACAAGGTTTCTCAGATTCAGGCAAAGACTAATGGTAGATTGATAATTAAAGAATATCCTACCGGTCAAGCAAATGCGTCTCACTTCCGTGCATTATTGAATGAACTGAAGTTGAAGAAGAACTTTGTTCCGGATATGATATATATTGATTATCTGAACATATGTTCGTCTTCACGGATGAAAGCGATGGGTGGTTCTATCAACTCTTACACATATATCAAGTCCATTGCAGAAGAACTACGTGGTCTTGCGGTAGAGTTTGATGTACCTGTTATGTCTGCGACACAGACTACTCGTGGTGGTTACGGGAATGATGATGTGGGACTCGAAGATACTTCGGAATCATTTGGTCTACCTGCTACCGCTGACCTTATGTTTGCATTGATTAGTAATGATGAACTCTCAAACAATGGTCAGATATTAATCAAACAGTTGAAGAATCGTTACAATGATGTTGGTTCTAATCAAAGGTTTGTTGTTGGTGTGGATCGTTCTAAGATGCGTTTATTTGATGTGGATCAGAATGATTCTCCTCTAAACAAAGAAGAAGATAATGGCCCTGCGTTTGATAACTCGAATTCTGGTCAAAGACTAAAGTCGGAAAATAGATTCGGAGATTTCAAATTATGAGTCCAGAATATCAAACACTATTAACTCTTGCCTTGATGATTGGTGCCTACTATTTGGGTAATCATTTCGGTAAACTAAAGGGTATTGAACTGGCGATTGTATGGTTCGAAGGTCAAGGTATAACACTAACATTAGATGAGGAAGAAGAAGAAGATGAGTGAAGTGAATTTAGTTGCGATTAGCAAACCAAACGTTGGAGTAACTGACTGTTGGGATGCAAATGATTTAATCGCATATACTGCAAGGGTGAGTAATCCTTCTAACCAAAACAATACTGAAAGTGCACCAAGGTTGTTGAAATATCTAATCAAACATCAACACTGGTCTCCATTCGAGATGGTGCATATGACTCTTGAAATAAAAACGACACGTGATATCTCTCGACAGATTATCCGTCACCGTTCGTTTTCATATCAAGAGTTCTCCCAACGTTATGCGGAGAGTGAGAACTTCTCTACTCGTATGGCGAGATTGCAAGATCCCAAGAACCGTCAGGCATCTATTGATATTGCGGATGCTGACTATGGTGTGGGTAGTGAAGGTGCTAAGACAAGTGCGAATGGTCTGGTCGAAAACTGGAACATGAAACAGAAGAAGGTTATTGCGGCTGCGAAAGATGCATATAACTGGGCACTAGATAATGGTATCGCAAAGGAACAAGCACGTGTGGTGTTACCCGAAGGTAATACAGGTACCACCTTATACATGGCAGGATCTTTGCGTTCTTGGATTCACTTCTGTCAGTTGCGTATGGGTATCGAAACTCAGAAGGAACATCGTATTGTTGCGGAACAGTGTTGGGAACATATCAAAACACATTTCCCTGATATAGCAGAGGCGGTAATGGAAAATGAGTAAATACAGTTGTCCAGTAGTATTGGATGAAGAAGGACATCAATGCATTGAGTTTAGTGATGAATTAATGAAAGAACTTGACTTGAAGGTAGGGGATGTGATAGAATGGGAACTAACAGAAGAAAGTGGTTCTTGGTTTTTAAATAAGGTAAACAAGGTAGGAGAAGAAAATGAAGAAGGGTGATATCGTTACAGTGATGACGGGTGTAGGTGAATATATTGCACGATTGGATCGAATTGATGCAGGTGCGGTACATGTACAAGACCCACGTCTTATTGTACGTGGTGAAGATGGTACGATTGGTTTCGGTCGTGGTGTATGTATGTCTGCTGTTGAAAATCCAAAGACTTTGACGTTTAGTGATGTTATTTTCACTGTACCGACAAATGAGTCTTTTGAGAAAGCATGGATCGAAGCTACTAGTGGCATTATAATTTAATGTCTGAAGTAACTATTCGGAACAAAGAACTCCTAGAGACCCTTGACAGTTTTGTCGAGGATTTCTTTAGTCGTGACTATTCTAGTACTGACTACCAAGTGTATAGTGCAGAAGAAGATAAGACTAATGGGGAGTACTTTTGTTCCGAAGAGTACTTGACAGAGTGTCTGTCACGTGATACACTAGTAGGTGTACCAGACAGACATTTTGCACAACCTATCTCTAAGATGGTTCGTGCTCAACCCAAAGTCTGGTCGGATTATATGAAACGTGTCAAGTATGATTTTGCAGCCGATATTGGTGCACATACTTCTGCACTATTGTCATATTATCCAACCGGTGGGTTTGTTGGATGGCACACTAACTATGATGCATCTGCATATCAAGTATTATTCACTTGGTCTAAGAGTGGCAATGGATACTTCAAGTATCGTGATAATGATACGGGTGAGATAGTTACCTTACAGGACGTGCCGGGATGGCAATGTAGACACTTCTACTTTGCTCCCGAAGATGAACCTAAAGATCTCTGTTGGCATTCTGCGTATGCAGGAGAAGACAGAATTACACTCGCATATAAGTTTTGCGGGTATGGAAAAAATGATCCTCGTGACCAACAGGCGCGAGACTTACGTGATTTATTAATTGAGGATATTGAAACAGAATGATTACATTGACCCCCGAAGATAAAAAGAAAGTTGCAGGTGCGATTAAAGAACTATCTGATAGTATGACTCGCATCGATGCAGAGAAAGACTTGATTAAAGATATCGTTCAAGTCACCTTTGAGAACCATGGCGTGGATAAGAAACATATCCGTAAACTTGCTACGATTTATCACAAAGCAAACATGGCAGAAGTTCGTACCGAGTACGAAGACCTTGAAGCATTATATGAGGAGTTGTTCTAATGGCGGGTTCTGAATATTATGGTGACGTTACTGTAGGTGGTCGTAGTCTGAATGACGCAACTCCCGAAGAATGGGATCAGGCACATGCAAACGCACTGCGCAGCCGCACGATTACTGATGCAGACATTTCTTACAATGGAGATGCACTTTACTGGCAAGATAATTTGACCTCAAATTATCTAGATAATTCGACCAATACTTGGAATGAGTTCACTACTTGGAATGAGTATACGGATGATATTGATTACAAGTTCCGTGAAAGAGAACTGATCGAAGAGTTTAGGAAATATATAGATACTACTTACAGTGGTCACTATGGTCAAGGGGGTCTTCAATCATCTGAAGTCATCGTTGATCGTGGTCATGGTATGGGATTCTTTGCTGGTAATATTGACAAGTATAATGGTCGATATGGCAACAAGGGAGAGAACCCTGCTGACTGGCGTAAAGACATTATGAAAACAATTCATTATGGTTTTCTGAAGTTGTTTGAACACGATAGGATTCATGGGAATAATGGGAATACTACTGACTAATGGTGACTCGTTCACCTATGGCGATGAACTAGAGGGAAGTCGATCTCCGAATGGGATCGACACCCACCATCGTCACACATACACACACAAATTATCAGAGAGATTGCATCTCCCTTATGTGAACCTTGCAGAGAACGGTTCTTCAAACGCGAAGATTTACCGTAGAACACTCGACTTTCTAATGCGTCCATCTGACCATGTTGATATGGTTGTTATAATGTGGAGTAATTGGGGAAGGTTTGAGCTGTGTGAGTCTGAACATTTTCTTGCGGATAAAGATATACATATCCCTCAAGAATGTAACATGAACCAGATAATACCTTCACACAAGAGTACATCCTTTGAATTAGAATGGGGTGATAGTACTAATAAAAACAGAAAGGAAATTCTCAAAGCATATACTGAAGATGTTCTTACCATGCAGACTCAAATATTATATGGTTTGAAATGTATGCAACAGATGCAGTTTATTTGTGAGATGATGATGATCCCTATCATACAGGGCGTAATCCACGGTGACATGTATAAAAATATATTATCCACTCTCAAAATGGATGGTTTCGAAGATTATAAGAAAGAAGTTAAAAAAATCCTTAAAGACTTGCGTCCTGAATGTAGAATGGGTTTGGGTAATTATACAGACCTTTATACCTTGGCTGAGAAAAGTTACACGTTAAAACCCATGGGTCATGCTGATGAAGATACCCATACGGAATACGCTAAACTTATTGCTCATATAATTACTGCGGCAGAAATGTTACCATGTTACTAACTAATGGTTGCAGTTTCGTATGGGGTGATGAGTTGCAGGGATATGATAAGAGTCCGCCAGAACATTACCATTTAACATTCACCCATCATTTATCTAAAAAATTAAAAACAGAATATGTGAATCTCGCTACTTGTGGTGCGTGTAATGATAAAATATTTCGAGACACTATAGACTATCTTTTAGATCCGACTAAAGAAAATCCTACTCATATGGTAATTCTTTGGTCTGCGTGGCAGAGAGACGAGGCTGCAGAAAATAGAGTATCTGGATGGGAAAGAGAGGTTGGTATCCAACGGTTCCAATGTATGTCGCAATTCTCTCCTGCTAGGATGCACCATATTAAACCTGAACTAGAACAACTATTGTCCCCCGCATTAGAAAAGATGGATGTTCTTCGTACTAAAATAACACATCATCTAAGTTTCATGAAAAGTATGGAATTGATATGTGATAGTATGGGTATCAAATTAATACAGGGTTCTTTCCACAAAAGGTGTTGGTCGAATATTTTATTGTCAACACATCCAAGATTCAAAAGAACCGATTCTCCTTGGACTGAATGGATAGAGTATACCCACAAATCACTTAGTAGTTTGAAAGATACCAGTAGACTTGGACTTGGTAGGTATATCGACTTTTATACTTTTGCCGAGAATGACTTCGAAATATTAGAGTTTGGACATCCCAACGAACCCGCTCATGAAGCGTGGTCACAATACCTATATGATATATTTGTAAAAGAGTTCTCATGAAAAATATTATACTACAACACTGGTCGGGTGAACTCAACGAACTGACTAAACTATCATCTAAGAGTATCTCTGAGTACGCTGAGATGGTCGGTGCGGACTATGAACTTGTAAGAGGTGACCAATTCACTTCTATGGATGTGAGACCCGAACTACAGAAACTTGTTATGTTGGACAAACGATGGGATGACTATGACAATGTTGTTATGGTTGATGCCGATATGTTTGTTCGTAAGGGTTGTAATGAAAACATATTTGAGTGTAAAGGCATAGGTAGACATACTCAAATCCAAACCAATCTGCGTTCGGGTATTGCAAGAACACTCGGTTTCGTATGGGGTAATGAAGGTGCACCTTACTGGGGTGGATCTATATACAAACTGACCAAGGAACAA